TTGATACCTGCCAGACGTTGATGACAGCACTGTGCATCTCTCTGCGGTCAGTGTGCCATCGGGGGCTATTTCCGAGTTCGCGGCAATGGTTTCGGCTGACCCTGCCAACCCCTCCCACACCCCGTTTCCAAACTCCTGGGATCGCAGCAGCAGGTTCTGCGATCCGACGTGCGCCAGTAACGCCGTTGTGTCTAAATCACCGTTTGCCGTAAAACCAATATTTAGCTCCGCATTGTCGCTTGAACGGCGCACACGAACTGCACTGCCAGTGTATGCATTGCGTAGTTTACGCAAGCTGTATGCCGCAGCGGCGGGTACACTAAGCTGGTCGAGGATGAATGCGGGGCCGAGCGCCCGCCGAGCCGCGCTGTAATCAGCCCGACCTATGCGGCCAATGTTTCCGACGCCAAACATCAAAGCACCGGAACGAATCTTACGAAGCCGTCCGCAGTGTCGCGGATGACGGTGTAATGTGTCACACCTGATGGAAGCCGCATGTGGAACATCGCATCGGCTGGCAGTGCGAGCAGGGCCGCATCGCTTGCATTTGCTGCCCCGACGCTGAGGGCACCGAATCGAATGAAGCAGCGGGCGGAAGTAATCAACATGACCTCACGGCTGGCGGACAATGTCCCGATTGCCTGCGCTGCCGAAGATGTCGCACCAACAGCGGTGCGCGTGGCTTGGTCAAAGTTGTAGGCCCGGGTGCCAGCAGCAGCCGTGTCGGTGACGGGCACAGGCGCCGATTGATCCAACACAAACAGCAATCGGCCTTCTCTCGTCGCTCTCAAATAGACAAGCTCTTCGGGCGTTGCGCCGTCAATGTTTGCAGATAGTCTTTCCATGGTCATCGTCCTTCACTGGGTGTTTGTAAAATCTCTGCGCCGGTCAGGCCCAGCTCGCTGGTGGCGGCGTTGGTGTCGAGCACCAGGCCTGCGTCTTGCAGCTTCTTCAGCTCTGCCTTGCGCTCGGCGATGTACGCGTCGAGCGTGGTGCCTTTTTCGCGCAGCCATTCGCTCAGCGTCATGCCGCCACCACGGATCGCTTCTTTGGCGGTCATGGTGTCTTTGAGCGGGTCCACTTGTGGCTTGGCAGGCATGGTGTAAGCGTCCAGCGCTTGCTCGCCCAACTGCACACCGGCCAGCGCTGCGGCTTCGCGGTACCACTTGCGGATGGGCTGCAGCACTTGGGGCACTAGGTGCAGCCATTGCTCTTGCTCGATGAGGCCCCTGAATTCGATCAGGCCCATGCGGTTGCTGGCAAAGTTGGCTTGGCTCATGTCGCCAGTCAACTGGGCATATGTGATGCCGCTGCCCACAGCCAGGGCGTGCAGCTCAAAGCGGCTGAATTCGCCACCAGCACCGCTGGCCTGTGGGCTGTTGAATGTGACTTGTTCGCTGTTGCCGATGCGGGCGATCAGGCCGGGGCGCATTTTCTCGACGCCGTCGGCGCTGGCCAAGCCCAAGGCTTTGTCGGGCTTGTCGCTGCTGATGATGGCCATGATGCAGGCCTCCATCTTTTTGCGCACCAGCTCTGCGTCGTGCCAGTCGGCCAGGTCGCGGTACCGCATCAAGCTGACTGCCAGCTCGCTGACACCGCGCACGGCGCTGGGCCGGTCGCGGCGGTAGTAGTGGATGATTTCGCTGGCGGGCACGCGCTTGCTGACCAGGCCGCTGGCGCGCCACCCGGTCAACTCGCCGGGGTGCTCAGGAAATAGCCAATACGCTACGCAGGTGCCGAGTTGGTCGTACTCTTTGCCCAGGATGCAGTAGTTGCCATTGGCCTGCGGGCCGGTTTTGCTTTCGTCCAGGTGATCGGCTTCGAGCACTTGGATCTGCAGGGGGATGGCATAGCCATCTGAGGCTCTGCGCCACCGGCGACGGATCAGCACTTCACCGGCGCCAAAGCGTTCGGTGACGGCCAGCCGGATCAGGCCAGCCAGGTTGCAGGTGCCATCGGCGTCGCAGTCCAGGCTGTTGCTCCATGCGCTCCAACTCGCTTGTTCGCGCTTGTCAGCGGGCACGATGCTGATGCCGTAGCCGACCACGTTGGATCCGTACACACCCACGGCGCGCTTGGCGTATTCGTTGTTGCGGATGGTGTCGCGGGCGCGGTTGCGGATGCGGGCGAGGCCTTCGCCCAGCTCTGCGTTGGCGCTGCCGCCGTTGGCTGTCCAGCCGCTGGTGCGGCGGCCTACTTTGGCGGCGTCGTAGCTGCGGGCGTGCTCCAAGCCCATGCGGCTGATAGAGCGCTTGAGCGCCCAGCCGGGAAAGGCTTGTGCAATGGCCTTCTCGAAGCGCCCTGTGGGTGCAATGTTGAGTGGTTCCATGGTGATCAATCCCGGCTGAATTCGGCCACGGTGGACCTGCCGCGTGCGTTGCTGCCGATGCTGGTCAGCAGCCCGTTGGCGATCAGCTCGTCACGGATCAGGTTGCGGGCCTTCGTGAGTGAGGTCATGTCCTGGTACTGGACTTCCTTGCCGTCGTAGCGGACACGCAGGGTGCCGCTGGCGATGGCTTTTTCAATCGCTTCGAGCTGGGTGACTGTAAAACCGGCCATGGTGGTCTCTTTCAATTCCAGTCGTCTCGCATGTCGGGCACCCAGTCGTCGTCACGTCGAGCGGCTTGCGCGGTGGGTGCGCTGGCGGTTTCGTCGGTGTCGAGGTCTGTGGCGGTGTCGGCTGCGGGGGCGGTGCTGGTGTGGTCAATGGCCCCGGGTGCAGATGTCTGCACTTCAGGGGTTGGTTGGGTGGCTTGCTCAGCGCTTGCCGGTGTGGGCAAGGGCAGTGCAAACATGTCGTGGACGCGGGGCTCCAGCATCTTTTCCAATTCGTCCCAGTCAGCCGACCGGGCGGTGTGGATGGCGATGCGCGGGTGGTGCGCAGCGGCATAGGCGTAGCCCCAGGTGTCCAGGGGTTCGTTGCGTTTGCCGGGGCGCTTGACCCACTTGCCGGTGTCGGCGTCATAGAACTCGCTGGCCACACCTTCGAAAAAGGTGGCTGGCAATTCAGCGCTGTAGCGGACCATGCGGTCTGTGAATTGCTCGTGCATCAGGTCGCCATCGAGCCGGGCAAACAAGGCGCTCTTGGCGGTGTCGGTGCCGACCATCCAGAGGTCGACGCCGTTTTTGTCCATGGCCCCGTTGTCGTTGCGCACGTCTTGCTTGCTGGGCCTGCCAAGGATCGGCTTGTTGGGCTGGCTGTAGCCCTTGATGACCATGACGTCGTCGTGCCGATACTTGCGTGCGTATTTGTAGGCCTCGTGCACCGTGACGCCGTCACCGGAGTCAATGGCGGTCATGCTGACTTTGAGGTCTACGCCGTACGCATTGCGCACCGGGCGGCGGCGGTAGGTGGTGATCACGCGATCCCAGTCTTCTTGGCGGCTGGGGTCGCCGGGTATCTCGGTGTAGTCCACGGTGTGGCACCGCTCTCCCCTGCCCCATGCGACCAGGTGCAACGCAAAGTAACCAGCACGCTGCACGTCCACGCCCAGCGTGAGGATGAGGTAGCCGGGCAGCACGGTGCGCAGCGGGTAAGGCTCGCCACGCGCTTGCAGGGCCGCGCTTTGCATTTGGTCGCTGTGGTCTTCGTAGGGCTCGCCCAGGTGAAGGTTCACAAAGGTCTGCAGCTTGGCCGGATCGGCTTTGGCTTCCAAAAACTTTTGCGCACGCTCTGGCCAGCTGAAGCCCAGGCCCACCGGGCTGTACAGGCCGTTGATGTGGTAGCCCTTTTTGGCGCGCTCAGGATGGCGGTGCCGCCATTCGGCCAGGCCGCCCATGGCTTTGTCGGCCAGCATCCAGGGCTTGTTGCGCTCTTCGATTTCGCTGCCACAGTGTTCGCACACGTACACGGCGGTGTCGGGCCAGTGGCGTTTTTTGCCGTCGTCGTCGGTGGTTTTCTTCCAGCGCAGGTTTTCAAACACCAGCACCTGCAGGGCTTGGCAGTGGGGGCAAGGTACCCAGTACTGCGCCATGCTGCTCGACTCGTATTCGTCGGTAATCACCGACGCGCCACGCACCTTAGGGGTGCTGGTCTTGAGGATCTTGCGGCGCGGAAAGTTCGCCGTGCGCTGCTCGGCCAGCTTGACCGGGGATCCTTCGTCTTTGAGGCTCACGGGGTAGCGGTCCACTTCGTCCAGTGCCAGCTTTTTGATGGGCTTGGACGCCAGCTCAGACGGGCTGTTGGACCAGCCCAGGTAGAGCACGCCACCGGGGAAATTCTTCTCGGTGATCTTGTTGCCGCTGTCACGCTTGCGGCTGCTGGGGATCTTGTCGGTGATGCGTGGCATCGCTAGGATGGCGGGGTCCAGTCGCTGGCTGACAAAGTCTTTCACGGCCTTCTCGGTGGGCTGCACCACCATCATCGGGCCGGGGTCCTGGTCGATGCTCTCGAACACGAAGTTCAACAGCACCTCAGTTTTGAGCACCTGCGACGCGGCCATGATGACCACCTCTTGTGTGCGCGACCGCGACGACAGTTCGTCCATCGGCTCACGCGCATACGGCGTGCGGCTGGTGCGCCACTGGCCACCCTCGGGCGATGACTTGCTGGGCACTTGCCGATATTTGTCGGCCCACTCGCTGGTCCACAGCTTCTCGGGCAAGGCCCAGCCAGCTGCAGCCGCTTCCATGATCGCGGCGTATCCGTCTTTGAGGTTCATGCGGTCACCTCCATCGCGTGGGTGCGTGCCATTTGAACCAGCTTGTCTTGCAGGGTCTGGCACACGCGCTGCACTTCGATCTCGATCAATCCATACACCTTGGCCGGGTCTTGCTCAGGCGTCACAAGCGGTGTCAGGCGATCAGGCAGCGACAGCAGCTCAGACCGTGCGGCCATCATGGCGTCGTGAACGGCGCGGGAAATCGGTGCAATCTCAGCCACCGAGCCCTTGAGCTTGGCCAGCTCGATCTGCTCACGCTCTGCACGGGCCTGCTCGGTCAGCGTGCGGGCATCGAGCAAGGGGCGGTGGCCACGGCCACTGTCTGCAGCGGCTGCCGGGGCTGCTTCGGGCATGTGCAAGGGCAGCTCGCCAGGCAGCGACACAGCGCTCCCGGTCAACGCTTCGCCAAAAACTCCGGCTTGACGCTGGCCGCCCCGAAAAGGATCAGCGGTCAAAGCCATGCCCAGGCGCACAGCCTCAACATCGACCGAACCATCCTTGTGCTTTTGGCAGCGCCCAGCCTTGATCGCCTTGTGGATCGCCGTGTCGCTCACGCCCAAAAGGCGAGCGCATTCCTTGACCGATACACCGATCAAGTTGCGAGCGAGACGACCCATTGTTAAAACCTATTTCAAACCTGTAAAAAAAACCGGGAGGCACAAAGCAACCCAATGCAAACCAATAAAAAAAACCTGCAATCACCCGAACATCGAGGCCCGAATTACCCCCGAGGGGGTGGGGGTGGGGGAGGACCCGGAGGAAAAGAGATCAGATCAATGTCATCTGTGCTTTGGGGATGGCGGTGCGCCTGGCTTGGGTCACTGCCCTGCTCAGTTCATCGGCGAAGCGACCACGGATGACACGCTCTGCAATGCCCGGCACATCCAGCTGCTTGCGGTAGGCGGGCCGGTTGATGAAGATGATGATGGGCTTGATGGCAGAGCCAAGCTCACCGAAGTTTGTCTTTTGCCACACACCTGAAGGATGGCGACCACCGTTGGGCTTGCCCACAAAGTAGCTCACTCCACGCGCCCCGGTGCGCTTGCTGCCTTTGGCCATTGACGCTTTGCGCTTGTCTGTGATGTTGGCGCGGTAGCCTTGCTCTCCAAAAGCTTTGAAGTAAGACAGGATCTGCGTGATCTGGCCACGACTCATGTTTCCGTATGCGTCCAGCCTGGCCGCCTTGCCTGGCACAGCGGCCATGCCCGAGGGCAGCAGGCCGACACGTTGAAGGGATCGCTCAAAGGCCTTGATCTTTCGCTGTCCACCGTAGACGAGGGGGGCGAGGTAATCACGGGCTTGTGTGCCACGGCCCATGGCCACCCTGAAGTCCACCTCAGCCAGGAGCTTGCGCTTGGTGGCTGGGTAAAGCCTAAAGCCCCGCATGGTGTAGGGTGTGGGGTTATCGATCAGGGATGGCAGTTGCCGCTCGATCTCTTCCTTGGCGGCCTTGGCGGTGCGGGTCAGGGCTACAGCGGTGGCAAATGGCATTTGATCGCCAGCGATGCGGGCGAAGCGGGTGATCGTGGCTTCGAGGTCGCTTTTGACGCTGAAGGTGATCATGCGGATCTCCAAAGAAAAAGCCCACGCAGCGAGGCCGGTGGGCTTTTTTTGGGGGTGTTTTTAAACAAGAGGGATTTCTACAAACGTCTGAAATGTATCGGAAACGTTTTACTCCTCAAAATTACTTTTTGCGATCCTCACGTCCGCGTGCGTACTCTGACTGGACCAAGTGCAGACGTGTGTACAAGGTGCGCAAGCTGATGCCGATGGTGCTGGCGATCTCACGCGAAGTGGCAGGCGTGCAGTACACATGAAACAGGAGTCGCTGGTCTTGGTCTACCAGGCTGCGCACCCAATCGTGCGTGCGGCTCAGCTCAATGTCTTTGATGGGGATGATGGCTTGGCTCACGTTGCTGCGGCCCACGCTGTCCCAACTGGCCGACATGCCCGCGCTGCCCCGCCCGTGGCCCAGCTGCACCCAGTGGCCCCAGCGGCTCAGGTGTTGGTCTACCCAGTGGATCATGCGGACGCCTCTTTTGATGCAATGGGCCAAAGGCACACGAACGGACAGCCGAATGAACACATGAACGAAGCGACGTCAGCTTCAATCGGGTGACCGGTAAATGGCGTGCCAACCACATGCCCCGCCTCAAAGGCGTAGAACTTATAAGGGTCGCCACGGATACCTTGACGCACAAGGCTGAATGCCTCAGGGCCGATCTCGGTGGCCTTGGCCTGGATGGCTGCGTAGACATTTGGCATCTTGGTTTTGATGACCTGCAACACCTGAGCCACTTCCTCTGGGGTCTTCTTCAAAGTGTCCATCTGTCCATTGCTTTCTATAGAAGGGTTGTGTGTAGAAGGGCGCGTCGCGCGTGTGCGCTTGTGCCTGTGCCTGCGCCGGTGTGCTATGCGGGGGTTGTGAAGTGGCGTTGCAATCTCGTCAGACAATGCGGCAGCTTCAACCCCCAACAAGGGCCCTGTAGCTGCCACAGCGCCCTCTATGGAAAGCGCAGGCCACCTGGACACTTTGGACACTTAGCCGACTGCCATGAGCACGCGCATCCATGCGCCTGCGGTCTGGCATGTGCGTCTTGCACATGGGCGAACAGCCACCCATGCCCGCTTTAGGCATGAGTCCAGACCACAGGCGCCATTCAGCGCCGTGGCCTGTTTTTGATGAGGTTGATCAGAAGGGTGCGTCATCGGGAAAATCCACACCGACCGAAGAATCACCCGCTGACGCAGGTGTCTGGCCAGATGAAGGCACAGCGTCTGACTTTGTGGGCTCATCAAGCCAATTCTTGGGCCGAACCCAGCCAAAGCCGCGAACGCCGTTGATTTGCTTTTTGATGTATGCCCAGCCTTGCTGGTTCATCCAGCTGCGAATCTGGCCCTCAAGCCCAGCATTCGACTTGCCCGCATCGACTTGCAATGCCTTGGTCAACTGAGACAGCGTCACAAAATCAGTCAGGTTGTTGACACCCTCCCCCTTGACTGATGTTGCAGCCGGTTCACGGGTCAAGATGTAGAGCAGCTCGGATGTGACCGCCGTCTCGACCAACCTGGCCTCTTGGACGGGCACAAACAAACGCTCTTCTTGCTCACGGGTGGGTATGCAGTCCTCGCCCGCCATGTAGAGCGCATAGGCTTCGGCAAACAGTTGACTGCGCCACTTTTCAAGCCACTCGATCTTGATGATGTGCTTGACCGGGATAGGCCAAAAGCGCCGGTTGCCCGTGCGGTCGCGCAGGTAGGTTGATTCATTCGTCGTGCCTACCAACACGCACTGCCTTGGGTGCTCTTCGATCACCCGGCCATAGGCAGGCCGATAGCGGTCAACCTTGGCGGTGATGAAGGCCTTGATGGCAGTGATCTCGGACTTGCCCATCTGAGACAACTCACCCATCTCGTAAACCCAAATGCCCTGCACTTGCTCTTGTGACTCTTTGCCCTTGCCGATCTCAAAAGGGGTGTCTGAGTACCACGGGCTGCTGCCCAAGGTCTCGACCATGGTGGACTTACGAAGACCGCCAGGGCCTTCGAGCACGGGGCAATAGTCAAATTTACATCCCGGCTCCAGCACGCGCTTGACCATGCCGATCAGCCAGCAGCGGCCAACGATGGTCAAGTACTCCTGAAGTTCTGGCGACAGGGTTTCAGGCGTCTCTCCAATGACGTGAATCAACCACTTGTCGATGCGGCTCACGTTGTCCCATTCCAGGCGAGTCACCCAGTCTTGGATGGGGTGCCACGGGTTTTCGTAAGCCACGGTCTCCATGCCCTCCATGATCGCTTGGCGGCTGATGGCTGGCAGGCCATATTCTTTGCTCAGCCAATTGCCCAAAAGCAGGTCAATGCTGCCCACGATCTTGCCTTTTCGCCCGTGCGGGAAAGGCCAGTCGAGCCGAGCTTCCATGGTGTTGCTGAGCAAGTTGTAGCCCAGCACACCGGCCAAAAGCTCGTCGTATCGCAGGGCGTTGATGATGGTCTTACGTGACAGGTTCCAGCGGTTTTTCACAGGATCGTGAAAGCAAGCCAACCACCACGGCATGGGCTTGCCGCTGCCCTTTTCTGCGTCAGCAAATTCGGGGGAATCGCTGGCATCGGTGCCAACGGGGGTGTCGATTTTTTTTGCCGCATCGGCCACAGCGGCACCAGTTGCAGGGGCTTGTCCATCGGCGGGGGGCAGTGCGTAGGCCGTGCCAAAGAATTGCATCACGCGATCAAAGTCCCATCCATCGGTCAGGATGGCGTCGGCAGCATCCCACCCATCGGGCAACAGGCCTGGCGCAGAGATGGCCAACAGTTGCACCTTGCAGGCGTGCACATCTGTCAAGTGACGACCGATGCCCAGCATCGCGGCCATGCCGGGTTGCTTGTGCGCAGGCCTGAAGGGCATGGTGCCCTTCAGGATGTCGCGGTCGGCGTCATCGGCGCAGGCGTTCAGTGCTTTGGCAGAAGGGTTTTCGCGCTTGCTGTCGCAGTCTGGCCAAGCCAACACTTTCGCACCGGCAAGCCAGTCCCACGATGCCTTGGCCCATGCCTTGCAGCCACCGGGCCAGCTGGCCACAACGTAAATCCCAGGGGCACCTGCGTCCAGGCAGGCCTGCAACACGTCGGCCTTTTTCTCGCCCTCGACCAGCACCACGGTCTGGTCAGCAGTGGGCAAGGCCTTGCCAGGCAGGTACAGCGGGCGCGGTTCGCCGAAGTGTTTCCACTTCCACGCCTGCGAGCCGTCTTTGGTGCTGGTGCACCAGGTGTAGGGCAGATCGTCTTTGCCGCCGTCGCTGGTCGCAAAGCGCACCACATAGCCCCACAAATCGCCGCCGACGGAATACTCGGAGGTGCGAACGATGTCGGGTTCTTTACGGTGGTAATGTTTGAAAGTAGGCTTGGGCGCGTGCGCTGGCACGGGCGCTGTGGGGATCCATTCTTCGTCGCTTCGTGGGGCCTTGGCCTTGGGTGGTGGTGGCTCGGGCCGCTCGGGGCGTTGGTGGTTGGTATCACGCCGCACACCCGCTACGTCTTCAAGCCCCTCGTCGCGGGCCACTTGCAGCGCTGCCTTGCCCATGGTCAGGCCGTGCATGGCGGCATAGAGGCTGATCAGGTCGCCGCCTTTTTCGTCGCTGGCGAAGTCAGCCCATTGACCGGTCGTCAAATTGACGCTGCAACTGCTACCGCTTCCACCCTGCAGAGAGCCGCAAACGTATTCATGACCCTGCTGGCGGCCGCCGGGAAGCCATGCAGGCACCAGTGTGTTGATGCGAGAAAGCAAGGCCTCAGCCAGATCGTTAAATTTGATCGGCGGCAGTGCATTACGCCCGCCAGGGGCGTTTGTGTTTTGCGAAGTCAAGGCGGCTTACCTTGCCCAGCCGGCCATGACGGCGCTAAGGGTCTCGGACCCCACCAGATCGGCTGGCGCATACAAGGCCACTTTGCGCTTGCAGCCGGGTTGGTCTACTTTGTCGACCACCTTGATCTGCTTTGCGGCCAAGGCGCGCTGAATGGTGTTGTCAGCCTCTTTCATCGTCCAGCCCAACCCACGCACTAGCTGGCCCATGGTGAAGCGTGTGTGGGCGGTGACCCACTTAGAGAGGGCTTGGCGTTTGTCACCGGCTGGGCGGCCGGGTTTTTTGGGGCAGGTCATGGGCGGGTCTCCTGGGTGGGTTTGCCTTCCGCGTTGCGGCGGGCCAATGCTTCGCGCAAGGGGCGCAGGCTGGCCATCAACTGGCCGATTTCGACATCGATGCGGGCCAGCTCGTTGTCGCTGATGCCGCCATCGGCAAGATCTGTTGAGACCTCGGTGCAAAGGTCGCCAAATTCGCGGGCCGTTGCTGCAAGGCGGGCCATGCAATCGTCGAGGTTATGAACATCGCAGTCAGGAGGCAAAGGCACCAGCAACTGTCCGCAGTTGAGGGCGAAGGCCTCCAGGATGCGCAGGTCGCCCGTGCGGAGGGTGATTTTTTCGGCATCGAGCAAGCCCAGCTTGGCCGTGCCCGTGCCATTGAGTTCGTGCGCCAAGGTGGTGGCGTTTTTGCCCACACGCGGGGCCAGGCTGGGCGCACCGCCCGGGTAGTCGTGCACCACATTGGCTGCT